AAGGTGACGTTATACTTGGACGTTTAGCTATGGGAGCAGACTTTTTAAACCCTGCTGCTTGTGTTGAACTTATCGCTGGAGCTGCTGTAGGATCTACAGGTAACGCTGCATTCGGTACTTCATATCCAGCTAACGCTTAATTTTATTTTTTATACGGGGGCTTCGGCTCCCCTTTTTTTATTATGCCTTTTCCAACCACAAACGCTACACAAGAGCTACCAGCTATCAATCAAATATTGACATCATGTGGTCAGGCTCCTGTAACTACACTTGACCAAACCAACCCGGAAGTTGCGATTGCTTATGCTACACTGTTACAGGTGTCACGAGAGGTACAATCCGAAGGATGGACTTTCAATAAGGAGTACCACTACGAGTTTAACAAAGATAACAATAACGAAATACTCATTCCTAATAACGTAATACAGATTAAGTTATCAGAGAATGCACAGAACAGACCTTACGATGCAGTAAGAAGATCAGGTAAACTATACGACAGACAGAACCACAGATACACATGGGAATATAGCCCCATCGAATGTGATGTTACATGGGAGTTTGACTGGGTAGATTTACCAGAACCAATACAAAACTATATAACCGCCAGAGCAGCTACACTTGTATCTGGTAGAATAGTAGGAGACGATGACCAGTACACACGACTCAGAACTCAAGAGCAAGAGATGAGAGCTATGGCGAATGAGTACGAAACACAACAAGGTCAGTTTACTATGTTTGGACACCCTCAAGGACAGCAGAACTACTATCAAAGCTATCAACCATTTCACGCTTTACAACGATAATGCCAGCAGTAACTCAACGAGTTGACGACTATCTTGGTGGAGTATCTAGACAATCTGATGACAAGAAACTTCCCGGTCAAGTCGAGGAGTGCATCAACGGCTACCCTGATCCAACCTTCGGTCTTACTAAAAGACCGGGGTTTCAGTGGATAGCAAATCTAGCTACAGGCACTACATACGATAACTCAAAGTGGTTCTTTATACCAAAGGATGACACAGAAAAATACATAGGGTGTATTACACCAGTTCCCTCAGGACAGTCTCAGGGAGCGATTGCAATATGGAATGCCATAACTGGGGCTTCTTGTACTATTACGTACGGTACAGGGGCACAGGCATACCTTACAGGAGCACGTACAGATTATCATGTACTCACTAGGCAGTCTAAATCTTACATAACTAACAAAACTGTTACAGTTGCTAAGACTGCTGATCCTACATTTAACGCAAACAGACAAGGTACTATTAGATTACTTGGAGTATCATCTAGTACTACTTATAATGTAAGTGTAGCTGGACAAGCTATATCTGCATATACATCAGGTAGTACATCAACATACGATCAGGTTTTAACAGAACTTAAAAGTAGAATAGATGGTTTAAGTATCTCTAACCTAACAGTAACTAAACTCAAAGACTCTTTACATCTAGCACGTACAGGTGCAGACTTTACTTTAACAGGTACAGCTGGACTTTACGGTACACAGCTTGGAGTATTTCAAGACAGTGTAGCAACACTTAGTGAGCTAGCTACAGAGTCAATACATAATCACACTGTTAAAATTATAAATAGTGGTGCATTAACTAAGAGTTACTTTTTAAAATATATAGCAAATAATGGTACATCAGGACCCGGCTACTATGCAGAAGGTTTAGGTCACGGAATGTCTACAGGTTTAGATGCTTCGACTATGACTCACGAACTATCTAACACAGGTACTAATGCGTTTACATTTGCACGTGTACCATGGACTGCTAGAGCAGTAGGTGATGATGAGACTAACTCACATCCATCATTTGTTGGTAATAAATTAGAACAGGCATTCTTTCATAACAACAGATTAGGTTTTTTATCTGATGACAATGTGTCTATGAGTCAGGCTGCTCAGTTCTTTAACATGTATCATACATCAGCACAAACAGTTACAGATGCTGACCCTATTGATCTAAAAGCTACATCAACTAAGCCTGTCGTACTTCATAGTGTATTACCATCTACTCAAGGTCTTGTACTATTTAGTGCTAACCAGCAGTTTTTGATGGGATCTAATGATGGTATACTTACACCATCTAAGACAGTTATAAGAGCTATTGCAAACTACGAGATGGATACAGTTATCGACCCTGTTGATACTGGTACTACAATTAACTTTATTAGTAAGACACCTAGTTATACTCGTGTTTTTGCTATGGTTACTCGTGGAGAAAACGAAAACCCATCAGTAGCTGACATTGGTAGAGTTGTAAACGAATGGGTTCCAGCTACTATGGATACCATGATAGCTAGTGCACAGAACCAGTTTATTGCATTCTCAAGTCAGTCAAGTAGATACATATATTTCTTTAGATCCTATGCAGAAGGTAAAGATCTTAAACTACAAACATGGTTTAACTGGCTTGCACCCGGTAATGTACAAACTATAGCTACAGACTCTGATGAATTTTTTGCTGTAACAAAGCAGGGAACTCAGATAACTTTAAGTAAAGCTAGTCTTAGTCAGAGTCCAGAAGATGCTATTATTGTTAACAATGATGGGCAGAGACTAAACCCATGTATAGATTTATATGCTACAGCTAGCTCTGTTACATTTGATACAACTGGTGAATTTAGTAAATGTTTTATACCCTACATTGATGCTACAAATCTAACACCTATTATAATAATTAAAGGTACTACAGCTACAGGTCAGTTTATTGAATCTGGATTTACTATTACACCTGAGCGTGTTGTAGAAAGCGGTAACACATATTTTAAAGTACCATTTAAAAACTTGACAAGTATTGCTAGTGATGTAATAGTCGGTTATAAATATGACTTTGATGTTATACTACCTAAGACATATTATAAAATAGATGATGCTATGAAGCAGAGTGACTTTACTGCTAACCTTACAATAGCTCGTATGAAGTTTGCTGTAGGTTTATCAGGAGTCATGGGCTTTAAGCTAAGATCTAAAGGTATACGTCAAGGTAAACGTTTATATACAGGTGACGGTAGTACCACAGTTTATAACTGGGTAGATGAAGATTTAAGTTATGTAGATGATGACCAGATAAAAGTCAAACTAAACAACGTGGTGACTACAGATTTTACTGTAGATACTACAAGTGGTATTATACCTAAAATTACATTTAACACTGCACCTGATGCTGGTGTTGAGATACTTATATATCTTGATGAATGGTATAATCTAAATCCAGTTGTTACAGCTGACCAATATCTAGCTAATGATATACCTATATCAGATCATACTATATTTACATTACCTATACATCAGAAAACAACTAACTTTACACTACGACTATTCAACGATTCACCATTTCCCGTCTCTGTTAACTCTATGATGTGGGAAGGAATATACTCACCTAGATTTTACAGGAGGACTTAATGTTTGGTATTATAGCTCCCATAGTTGGAGCAGCAGTCGGTATATACGGAGCTAACAAGCAAGCTAACGCAGCTAAAGATGCACAGCAATCAAGAAATGATGCTACCGCAGCTCAGTATGAATACGACAAAGAAAAGTGGGCGATGGATAAGCAACAAATGCTTGCCAATCGTGAATTTAAAGTAAGAGAAATAGAAGAAAGAGCTAGAGCTGAAGGAGAACTCGCAGGGTTCAAAGATGCTTCAGCTGCTAGACAATATAATTATCAGCTTCAAATACGTAACAAACAGCAAGATACGAATGAACGTATGTACGATAAGTCTAACGCTATATTTCAAAGTCAGTTAGGTCTTAATGCTTTGCAAGAAAGATCAGCTCGAATGGATGAACGTCAGCAGTTAGAAGAAATCAAAGCTGAGAAACGATACGAAAAAAACACAGCCTATCTCGATGGTATTATAGCCGAAGGTGAAATACGAGCAAGAGGGCAGATGGGTAGATCAGTAGCAAAAGCTAGAAGTGTACAAACACTGAAAACAGCAACAGCTTTAACACTACTAGATCTCTCATTACAAAACGCTACTACTGCATCTGAAAGTGCAATACGTAACATTAAACAAGATAGAACAGTAGCTGACTTAAATGCTTTTGCAAGTAAGATGCTAGATCCCGGGATATTACCTACACCTGTACAACCATTACCAACACCAATGGCGCAGTTTATGTATCCTAGAACATACGAAGATTATGACTTTGGTCCGCAGCCAATACAAGGAGCTATGATATCTCCTAACTCGGCAGCAGCACAAGTATGGGGTTCAAGTATTACTAGCCTTGCTGGAGCAGCATCACAAATAGTTGGTGGATTTACTCCAAAAGTATAACATAACATGGTAAGACGAACAGAAAAACCAACTCGCTACGGCAAGGGTGGTAGGTTCGGGGGTACACAATTATCGAGAGCTGGCATAAGTGCCATATCAGAGCAATCGAAAACTACAACCGACGCAATCAAAGAGCAAGCTCGTCAATCACTACAGATTGAAAAGATGCAGATAAGCGGTATGGAAAGGCGTAATAAGTTAGAAGAACAAAACGCCAAAGAACTATATACTCTGGAGGTTGAAGCACCTTATAAAGCACGTAGTAATGCTTTAAAGGCAATCAACAAAACTGAGCAGAAATCTTATAAAGATCAAGCCGCAGAGTATGATAGATTAGCTGGAGTGTGGGGCAGACTTAGCCCTACACTAGCTAAAACTTTCCAAACCTTAGCACAGAATACAGAAGATTATATAGCGACAACTAACGCTATAGATGAATTTAACACTCTAGCTTCAGATGGTACACTTGATAAAATTAAGTATACTTATAATAGAGTAGGACAGAGCAACGCACTAGACGATGCTGCAAACCAACAAACTAAATTAGTCGAACAAGCACTAGGTGGAGACTTAGAAGCTGAACAAGAGTTTGACTACATGGGACAGGTTATGAAAACTCGTAACCCTGTTCTTCAAAAACTATTCTTCAATGACATCAAACAAAACTTTGATAGTATAGAGCAAGACATGCTTGCCTCTGTCGAAGAGCAAGGTGGTATTGATAAATTAACAGCGACTAGATTATACCAGACAAGGGCTGTACAGCTACTTAATAGACTTGGTATTAATCCTAAATCTGAAACTGGTTTTAAAGTACAAGAGTTATTTAGACAAAAGGGACTTGTAAAAGAGTCACAGCTATCTCTTGAACAACAACACATGGATCGTACAGCTGCCATTGATGGTGGCATAGGTCAAATTGAAGCTGCTCTAGAATCTGGAAACTACAAAGAAGCACAAGCTGTATGGAAAACTGTACAGAACAATGTGTATTCACTACCTGTAAAAAACAAAGAAGGAGTCTATGCAAGAAAGATAACTTTAAACAAAGCTGACGAGTTCTATTCGTGGGCAGAGAGTCTTGTAGGTGATAGTCGGTTTGCCGGTGAAGCTGGTTGGATAAAATACCAACAAGTAGTACTAGGTATGACTGATGAGACTCCTTTTGGTTATGAGATTACAGGAGCTACTGGTAATAAGACTGCCAAGCATAATCGTATTATAGGTAAGCATCCTAATTTTTTAATTGGGTTACGTGAAGCATGGGAATCAGCAGATAGCTCTAACACTAAGGCTATCGAACATGTAAATGATCGTAGACTACAGGCTGAAGCAAGACCATACATAGACAAACTTAACAACGGTTCATATAAGAATGCAGACAATAGTATTAAACCTGAGTTCTATGCTGACTGGCAAGCAACAAACGGTAACAAATATGCTAGAGAAGCATTTGGTGAACTGATTGGATATGATTCAGAAAATGTAGATGTAAACACATTTAATTCTACACTACTTCAATCCTATAGAAGTGGTGATATTATGGCTGCTTATATGACATGGGCTACAGATTACACTGATGATAAACAAGAGATAGGTTTTATCATGAGAGACCTACAGGAACTCGCACGAACTAGAGGCACTGAAGTTAAGGGTCTTGATGAAAAACTATTACCATTCTTTCAAAGCAAATTACAAAAAGTATTAGGAGCTGATTCTTTAGAAGACGTGATGGACGAGTCTAGTACAGACAAAGCTAGAGAAATGCTTGGTGCTACATTAGGTATATTTAGTGAGACAGCTGGTACAAATAAGACTGTAGAGGAACGTTATAATGATGCGGTTTCTGTAATAGATATTATGCTTGGTATTAGCAATAAGTCTGGACAAGCTGAACCTTTTGATGAAAGAGGTTATCGTGGTCAAGGTGTATTTAGACAGAAACGTACAAAAGATGGTAAAGTATTATTTGTCAGAGACTCAGGTGTGGTATTTAATGGCATCACATCTATCGAAATTAATGACAGATTAACTAATCAGTTTGGTAGTCAGGTAATGGGTGACAAGCGTAAGACATCTTTAATGAGTTTAATAAATGAACAGGTTAAAGATGGGCATGTAAGCTCAACTGATTTTTATAACTTTTTAAACAACGAACCACATAATAATAGATTTTTAAATCATATTGAAACAGATCAGCTAGAAGATGTAAATGCTGTAAAGCTTAAGAATGCTATCAAAACAAAACTTGATACTAAAGCTGCACAGAAACAAACAGCTATACAGTGGGGAGCAGCTGAATGGTGTGATGACCATTTAGGTCCTACAGCTAATGGTGTATATGGTAAGAGCTTAAGCAAACAAGCTTTTGGTGTATGTATGCAGTCTTTAAAAAAAGAAGCAGACGTACAAGGTATACCCTTACATATGTTTTTAATAGATAATAATAATCCAATAATACAGAAATTTCTACGGAGATAATAATGAACGAAGAAGAACAAACATTAGAAGGTCTGGACTTTCTTGCACCAGAAGTGGAAGAACCAGTACAACCTGTTAAAGATGCTAGTCCTGTTTTCGCTGCTCCTTTCGGATACAAATTTGGTAACAGCTCCGTAGATTTGAATGTTAAAAAGAATCACGATACCATGCGTAATGAATACAGAGCATGGTGGGATCTGCCAAAAGGTGAACTGAAAGAACAGAAACAGGAAGAGTTTAGCCAGAAATACTACGGTCTATCTGCTCAAGAAGTCAGAGATAACCAACGTCAGGCAATGGCTGGCTCAAGTATGTACGGCTCATCTAATCCATTAAAAATATTAGATAACACATTACAAGGTGCATCAGCTCCCGGTTTAGGAACTGTTGACTTTGTGATGGATGCAGTTGGTACACTTATACCCGGCATGGGTAAGGTAGATGATGCGTGGGATAAAGCTACAATGCTTGACAACCCTGCACATCAAGGCATACGTCGTATATCATCACTTGTGATACCCGGTATGCTAGGTGGTAACATGGTACAAGGTGCACTTAATGCAAAGTTTGTAGGTGGTGCATTACTGAGTAAGCCATGGTTTACCAAGTTACTAGCTACTGGTATGTCACATGGTGTATTAGATATGGGTATTACATATCTGAATGATATATCCGAAGAGCAAACTATGACTGATGATCTTAGTCAGATGTTTCCTAAAACGTTCGGACCCGGTGGAAGATTACCATTGATAGATTTCTTTAGAACTAACGATAGTGAAAGTCCACAGATGCGTAAGCTAAAGAATACATTAGAAGCTGCACCATTTGCTGCCTTTGGTAGTGTGATTGGTGGTTACGCTGATCTGAAGAAAGGTTATAAATCCATGGACTGGATGGAACCTTTAGATGAAGCAGCTACAGTTTATAAACAAACAAACCTACAACTAGGTGCTGACAACGATGCCTTAATAAGGCTACAAGAGATAGACGAGTTGCTAGCTCTTGGTAATGAAAACATGAGTAGAGCTACACAAGATTTACTTATTAATGAAAAGATAGCTCTGGAAGATACTATAGGTCGTACTAAGAATTTAGACGATGTAGCACGTCAAGAAGAAGCTTTTAAAGCAATTGAAGACGAAGCTGCTATAGATAGAAAACTTGGCGATTCCGAGCAGTTAGAGTTAGATATAAATGGATTAGATGCTGACCTCAATGGTAACATACTTGATGATGCAGCTAAAACTAAACAGAGCACACCTCCCGGAAATGTAGCCAAGAATATGGCAGATACAACTGCTATCAAGAATGGTGATGACTTTTCTACAGGAGACCCAGCACCTGTTATTACAGACTCTATGAGACGTAAAGGTCTTTTAGTCGGTCCTACATCACGTGGTGCAGTTATGGGTGTAGCTGAAGAAGCTAGAGACATAGGTAGATTTAATGCTGTTGTTGATGGTATCAGGTACGGTAGTAAAGAAATGAATGCTGCTGCATGGGGTATCTTTAATGATATTATATCCTCACCTTCTGTAGATGATCTACGTGAAGTATTTGCTAGTAGTAAAGATGTTAAGAATCTACTTGGTGGACTATTCAGAGTCGAGTATGTATCAGAAGACCAAGCTCGTGGTATAGCATTTGGTATTAAGTATTTGTTTGACAGATTCTTAGGTAGACCTATTGCTGAATCATCTGCTAGAGTTATGGATACACTAGGCAGAGAGATAGATACTATGGCTGGAGCACTTGATGAAATGGCTCCGTCTGTAGATAGAAACCGTGCTATGGATTTAATTATACAAAAGCTTGAGTTTCTACTAGATGAGTATGCACTTAACAAATACATATCTGGTTGGCAGTTACGTAACAAGAACTGGTTTGACCAAACACCTCCGGCAACTGCTAGAGAAGCTATCGAAACTTTGACAGCTGAGTTTACAGAGGTAGAGAATAGTCTACATGCTAAAAACAAAGCATTTACTAAAGAACTAAAACGATTAAAGAAAGAACAACCAGAAGCTTTGAAACCTTTGATGGATGCATTCTCATTAACTAATGGTGATGTAGATAGTCAGATGAAGTTATCAAAGTGGGTAGACAGTCAAATGTCGCCACTTGGATTGATCAAAAGTCCTGACCCTAAAAACATGAACTTGTTTGCTAAGGTTATATGGGGTGTACGTTACAACAATATGTTGTCAGGTATATCTGCATTTAATGCTGGATTAACTAATGGTTTACAGCTACTTGGTAAAACAATGCACTTAGCATATGGTCATGCTTTAACTATACCATTTGCACCGAAGAGTGGTATCACTGGTTTAAAACGTACTCTTTATTATAACACTGCTTTATTTGAAACAAACAGGCGTGCTATTACAGACGCTTATCGTTTGATGAAGAAGGTTAATAATGATCCTAAAGCTATGCTAAATGCAGTTCGTAAGGACTATGTATTTAAGACTGATAAAGAATGGCAGATACTAGAAGATTATGTCAAGGTATATGAAAAGCAAGGTAACTGGGGTAAGGCTTATCAATTTAAGATAATGTCTAACCTAAAACAAATGTCTGGTATGAAGGCTATGCGATACGGTATGACAGGTCTGGTATTTCCAGATGCTTATACAGGATCTCATGTTGCTACACATATATCACGCTTACATGCTTATACAGATATACTAGAAGATCAAGGTTTTCCAAACTTAAAGATGCTTAAACAGGCAGAGCAAGAAAACTATTCTAAATACTTTGATAAAGACGGACTGATTAAAGATGATGTTGTTAAAGCATTAACTCAGGATATAGCATTAAACACAGATGATGGGTTATCAACTTATCTAACTGAAGCAACCACAGCTTATCCTGTACTCAAAGAAGTTATGGCGTTCCCACGTACAGCTTCTAACTACATGAAAGTTGGATTGTCTTATACACCTGTATCAGCTATACCCGGCATGAATAAGTATTCTAAAACTATCTATGCTAGAACTGATGCTGACATAGCAGCAGCTCTTGCGGAGCATGGTATTGACATGGCTAAGACACGAAATGCTCGTGTTATATTTGAAGACTTACGAGCTGAGTATCTTGGTAGACAAGCTTTTGCTAATACTATGGTAGGTACACTATTCAACTATGCTGTAAGTGGTAACATACGTGGTAATCTACATCATAATGCAAAGACTCGAAGAGATCAAATGAGTCAGGGTCTAGATCCTAAAACTATATGGATTCCCGGTTTAAACAAGTGGGTAAGCTATAAAGGATGGATTGGTATAGAACATGTGCTTGCACCTTTAGGTGACTTAGCTATGTATATGAAAGATGCTGATGAACATATTATTGAAAACTGGCAATCAAAGATAGCATGGACTGTAGGTGCTACATTCTTGAATGATACACCATTGTACGGTCTAGAAAGAATCTTTGATATACTTAATGGTAATCCACGTGCAGCTTCTCAGTTTATAGCTGGTGCTGCTAGTTCTATGGTTCCTTTGAGTGGTGGCTTAAATGTTATAGCTAATGCCATACATTCCGCACAGAAAGATATTGAGACTGATATAGGTCAATTCTTTAAGAATAGACTACCCGGTCTAAAAGGTACATTACCTGATGAAATAAATCCTATAGATGGAAAACCTGTTCAAGATGCTGCTAATCCAGTTCTTGCAGCTGTTAACGCGTTTAGCCCTGTAAAGTTTAGTGATAAAGTTCAACCTTGGCAACAATTCTTACATGACATACGTTATAATGGAATGTCAGCTTTAGCAAAAGATAGCACAGGATCATACGAATGGTCAGCAGCAGATAGGCAGATCATCTTTGGTTATATGGGTCAGATGGGTATAGATAAGCAAATCATGAGAATTGCAACTCGAAGAAGTAGTCAAAAAATAATCAGAGACATTACAGGTCTTAGAGCTAAAGGTGGTCCGGGTGAAGATACAGTTAAATTAAAATCAAGTGTTACACCTGTACACAGAGAGATAACTGCTTTACTTATTAATGGTTTAAAAAATGCTGAACAGAAATATCTTAAAGATAAACCTCTGATTCAACAAGCTATTATTAACGCACAGTTAGCTAAAGAAAGAATGAAAGAAGGCGACGTTGAAGGTGCAACTGAGCTACAAAACAAAGACGCCCAAATCAAAAAACTAATTAAATACGGTAACTAACATATGAGTGCTGTTACACAAAATGACTATACTGGTAATGGTTCCACCACCAATTACTCTTTTACATTTCCATATCTTAAGGCATCAGACGTAAAATGCAGTCTTGATGCGGTTGATACAACGGCTTTTACATTAGCCAATGCAACCACAATACAATTTAATACTGCTCCGGCTAACGGAGTCAAAATCAAAATATTCAGAGAAACCAGCGTTGACAATTTAACAGCTACCTTTTATGCAGGCTCCGCTATTAAGTCAGAAGATCTAAACGATAACTTTACTCAAAACTTATACGTAAC